GCGCGAGCGGCCGCGATCACGCGGTCCGGATCTGCGGCGCGTCTCACAACACGCGCCCGTCATGGCCACCGCCCTGCGTTGCATAGCGCAGGATGGCGTCTTGTCCGGGGATGCTCGGAAACCCGCGAAAATTGACCACATTATTGAAACGCCCGGCACAGGTCTCAATCCGCTTGTCGCAGCCTGCGAAGACGACAAACGCATCGCCGGGTTCAATGTCATTTATCGATTCAGCGAAGAGTGTCAGCCGGGCTCCGCTGCCAGAGAGCTCGTGCAGCATGAGCTCGGCGCGCCGTCCGGCATTGGCACCACTTGTCCATTCAACCGTGCCTGCATCAAACCAGCCCGCATCAAACCAGCCCGCAGCAAAGCCGCCCAGATCGAAGCTGGAGATCACCCGGCGCCGCAGGACGCTGCCCACTGTGCCCTCACCCCGGAAAGCCGGATTGCTGAGATCGACACCGCAGCGCGCGTCGCCCAAGGCCGCGTCGCATTGCGCCTGATAGGCGCGCCCGACCTGCTGGTTGAGCACATGGGCCATGCTGCGCACTTCCGCCACGAAGGCAATCCGCCCGCGTCTGATCTGGCCGATAGAGCCGCGCCGCAGCAGCACGCGCTGCTCGGTATCCTGCCAATTGACGCGCCAGACCTCGACCGAGGCGTTGTCCCAGCGCCCGTCGGATATGTCAGTCTCGGTGATCCGGTCCGAGGACAGCACGCCCTCTGCGTCTTGCGCATCGACCGAGAGATCAGACCCTTGTCGCAGCTCTGACGGGATCAGCCCGGCTTCGCTTTCAAAGCTGGTGCCGTCAAAACTCAGCATCCGGTCGTGGTCGGTAAAGCCAAAGACCACGCCATCGGCCCGGGTGATGCGCCAGCACCAGGCCAGCGTGGTGGTCCCGGATGCGAAATGCGCCTGTAGGTCATCGGACAAGGTCTTCATCTGCGCACCTGAATCTCATCCATCACAGCGAGCAGCCCTGCAAACACCGCCCGCGCGCCGTCTGCCAGGTCAGCACGATCCCGCAGGGATTTGACCAGCGCCTCCACCTCAGCAGGCATTGGATAAACTACATGCGCGGTCGGCAGCCCTGCCTTGCCCATTGTGGAGGCCAGCACCCGGCCGCCGCGCCGGTGTGCTCCGTGCAGAACGTAGGCAGCGGCTGCGATGCTGGTCGGGGTGGTAAGGGTTGCCGCAAGGATATCTGCCGCTTGCCCAACACGCGGCGCAGGCAGCAACGCCAGATCAGCGTCAAGTAGCGCCACGCGTGCCATATGGGCCGGGTGATGTGGATCAATCACCACATGGACCGCGCGGAACGCGGCCAGCCAGTCTGCCCATTCTTGGTGTGAAACTGAGCCTGCGGTCATGCGCTGGCCCACGGGGTGTGCTTCGCAGGCATGGTGCAGATTGCGCGTGGCCTCGTACAGACCGCCCATCATTGGGTGGCACCATCGGGATTGCCGCCAAGGACGATGACGCGCATCCGCCAAGGCAGGCGGCGGGGAAAGGTCTCGAAGCTGGCCTGTCCGGAGGAGAGGCTTTCCCGGGGTGCCAGTACCCCGAAATGCAATGCCGGGCCATGGGCAATCCAGAAGGTCCGGGTTGTGGCGGTGAAGCTGTGGGTGGTCAGATCATGGGTCATGCGGGGGTGTCTCCGATAAGTGTCCAGGCGGCGCCTGCGATCAGCAGCGTTGCGGCTGAAAGCAAGCCGGTCCAGCTGGTGACACTCCAGGGGTCGGCGCCAGTGCCGGTTGCCTGCGGGCTGTCAGCGGGGTCGTAGAGGGTCCAGTCGGGGCCAGTTTTGAGGAAATACCAGCCGTCGGCGTTGAGATAGACGCTGGTGGCGGCGTTAAAGGGATAGGCTCCGTTTGCTGCGGGCGTAGTGGCCCCCGCGACACTGAGGCTGCGCGGGGTGGTCAGAAACGCACGGGCGGGTGGTGCGGATGCAAAGCGCGCGCCGGGTTGATAGGCGGTAGTGTTGAAACGACGCGCCTCGAAGAGCGCTGCGACATTGAGCGGCCCGCTGATGGTGGCGACACGGTTGGCCCAGCCGGTCAGCAGGCGTGAATAATTGGCCTCCGAGAAGGCGCGCTCGACATCAATCGCCATGAAATCTGTCAGATCGACGCCGAGTGCGCGCAGCGGCCATTGGGAAATATCCTGATCAAAGCTCTGGCGGCAGCCGCGAAACATGTCGCGCAGGATAGCGACGCGGCTGACTTCCCAAGCCCCTATGGGCTGGTTGAAGCGGTGACGGGGACTGTTGGAGCCGCCGTCCCCTGAGCGGAACATGGCGCGCATATTGGTCACATTGGAAACATCCCAGGCCGCGATCGAGGGGCTGCCACCGTTATTGAACTCCGCCCGCTGTGCAGCGCCCGCGCCGACCGCGCCAAACATCGCCTCCATGGTGATGACGTTTGAGACGTTCCAGCCACCGATGTCCTGATCGAAGAAGGCGCGTTGAACATTGGTGCTGACGGAGGCGAACATGAAGGCCATGTCGATGACGCCTGAGACGTCCCAAGTGCCAATCGGCTTGTTGAACAGCCCGCTGCGAAACATCCCCTGCATGGTGGTGACGGCCGCGACGTTCCAGGCACCGAGCGGCTGGTCATAATCGCAATTGGCGAACATCTCGCTCATATCGGTGACGGCGGAGACGTCCCATGCATTGAGAGAGCGATTGAAGCCGTGAAACCCCGACACGCCGAGGAACATGCCGGATGTGGTGATGACGTTGGCGGTGTTCCAGGCGGAGATGTCCTGGTTGAAGCTGCGTGCCAGCGCGAACATGCGGTGCAGGTTGGTGGCAGCGGAGGTGTTCCACTGATTGAGTGGTTGGTTGAACGCATGGGTGTTCTGGCTGATGCCGGGAGTGGCGAGATGGCCCATGAAGCCTTCGAAGTTTTGCACGGCGGAGACATTCCAGCCATTCAACGGCTGGTTGAAGGCTGCACCGATTTTTCCGGCATTGGCGCGCATGGTGCAGCCAAACATCAGGCGCATATTGGTGATGCTGCTGACGTCCCAGCTGGCAATGGGCTGATTGAACAGCACACGCCCGTCACGTCCACCGTAGTAATCGCCGATGGTCTGGACGAACATCTCCTCCATTGAGGTGAGGCTCTCCCAGTTGCCAAGGGAGAACGGGCTGTTCATCTGGCTGTCGGCGAAGGCCTGAAACACGTCCGTGACGCGCCCCACGTCCCAGTTCGCGCAATTGGGACCGGTCCCATTTGACCGAAAGAAGATGCGCCGGAGGCTTGCGATGTTACGCGTATCCATGTCGCGCAGGTCGGCAGCGCAAGCGCTCTCGTAAAACAGCTCCTCAAAGCTGGTGACGGTCTCGGGGATGTTCGGGGTGATGTAATCTAGCGCCGTGGTGGTCTGGCGGAAGGCACCGCGCAGGGAGGTGAGGCCCATGGCAAAGCCGATGTTCTCGACGCGGATCAGCCCTGTCTGATCGATGGGCTGGGTGGTGCCGTACCAATCGAGACGACCGGTGATGGTGACGGTCACGCGCGGGCCCGAACCCTCGGCATAGGTATGCGGCTTGATCCCGGCGGTGGTGAAGGGCTCAGAGCTGCCGTCGCCCCAATCAATCATGACATCGAGGGGGTTGTTGATCGTGCCACCTCCGAGCGGCACGAAGATCGTGCGCGCGGTGGCCAACGCCAGATCATAGGTCAGGATCAGGGAGGCTGCGCCGAGAAAGAAGCTGCGCGGCGACGACCAGGCGGAATAAATCATCGGAGCGGAGGCATTGAGCCGCCCGCCATAGCGGCTGCGCCAGAGATAATTTGCGGCAGGCACCAGCGGTGGGATCGGGACAGTGGTGATGGCCCCGCCGGTGTGGGTCACGGTGATCAGGGGTGCGTCGACGCCGGGCGTGGCATCGGGCGCATAGAACGCGGTCTGGGTCTCGCCGTAGCTATAGCCAAATAGCGACGCGCTCTCGAAATCCGTCACGCGCACTGTGCCGGTGATGGCGTTCTCGCGGGTGATCGGGCTGGGGCGCGAGATCAGCTCGGGGAAGGTCTGGGCATAGGGCACAGAGAAGTTCGACTGCGCGCCGCTGGTGCCGGTATAGGCGGCGCGCCAGAGCACGCGGTCGCCAGGGCCAAAGCCGTCCTCGGGGAATTCCAGCTGATAGGTATTGCCAAAGCCTGACACGATGCGCGTCAGTGCGCCGTCAAAGTCCACGCCGTTGCTGGAAACCTCAAAGATGATGCCGGTCTGCTCAAGGCCTGCAGGCGAGCGAAACGTGGTCAGGCGCAGCTGGGTGCGCTCATCAACGCTGAAGGGCACAAGTGCTGAGGGGCGCAGGATCTCGTTGTCCTCGATGGGCACGATCCATTCAAGGCCGTTGGAATAGTAGAACTGGCCGTTCTCGCCCACCACCGCCGCCCCGAAATACTGCGCTGCATCAAGCGGGATCGGGACGGGATAAATCAGGGACTGGCCGACAAAGCGGCCACGGCCGGTGGCGTAGCGCAGGATGCTCATGAGATCACCGTAAAATCTTCGCGTTGGTTGAGGATGAAGGAGAAATGCGCGATGGCCGCCTCGCTGGCTTCGACCTTCATCTGGAAGCGCTCGCCCGCGCGCAGCACCTGGCGATCAAGCCCGATGGAGAGAACATCCCCTGCGGGGGCGAAGGCGCGGTCCAGCAAAAGCCACGGCGTGTTGTTGAAGGCGAGGATCCGGATCGAGACACGCACGGAGGCCTCGGCGGTGGGCGTGATGAGCACGCCGGTCATGATGGCGGCTGTGCCGATGCTGCGGGCGGGGTTTGGACCTTGTCCGGGGATCAGGTAGTCGGGCACGTCGTAGATTGTCGTCCATTCGACGCCGATTTCTGCGCGGACGACCTCGAAGAGATTAAGGGGCGGGCGCGGTGTGGTGATTGTAACCATGGATTCAGGCTCCGAGACCGATGATGAGGGGAAGGGCGATGTTTTGCACACCGCGCGAGAAGGCCTGGCCTTCGATGGTGTTGCGCTCGAAATCCACGCGCAGGTCTTCGCCGAGATAGGTATCGCCGACCTCGGTGGAGAAGGTGGCGTAGATCCGGCCGCCGCCGGTCTTCAGCAGCGTGCTGGCCGGATCGGGTGCGCGGCCGGTGCCGCGCTGGCTGAAGGGCAGTGCGTTGTAATTGACGCCAGCACCTGCGTAGCTGAACTGCTGGCTGGTGGCCTCGATGACGGAGGCAAAGCCCACGCGGTAATCTTGCGGGCGCGCGACCACATCTGAAATCAGCCCGATCAGGGCGCTGATCATCGCCTGTGCCGCGTTAGTGCTGATCCGCGCGATCAGTTCCAGACGGACATGCTCCCAGGTGGCAAGAAACAGCGGCACGAGGGCGACTGAAAAGGCGTAATTGGCGTTCCAGTCGAAGAGCCCTTTGGCAAAAAACTGTGCGCCGCGATCCTGCCCTGAGCGCAGATCATTGATCAGACTGCGCAGCAGCGTGCGGGTGTCGCGCTCGGTGAAAGCCTTGTCACGCGCTGACAGGCCGTTGAAGCCTGCAAGCGTTGGATAGCGCGTGCCCATCAGGGCGGTGATGATGGCTTCGGTCTGGGCGGTGATCGTGTTGGCGGCAGCGGTGTGCGTGGCCAGCACGCCGGTTCCGGCCAGCCCTTCGATCTGGACCGTGTTGCGAAACCCGGTCGCAGCGAGGGCATAATCGCCAAAAGTGTTGTTGGAGTTGGCGACGGTGATCTGTCCGCCATCATGGGCCCAGAGGCCAACGCGCGCCCAGTTGGTGAATACCGAGACCAGCTGCACAAAGGCGTTGCGGGTGACGGCATAGCCGACGCCATTGGGATTGATCGCGGTGAAGCTGTCGACCACGACCGAGCGCAGCGGTGAGGACGGGGCGAGGACCGAGCCATCAGCCAGCAGGTTGCCACCGCCGCGCGGCATCAGCGGATTGCCTGCGGCCTTGTCGACCGGCAGGGCCATCTGGTCTTGGGTGAAGCTGTGCAGCTGCGAGCAATCGGCGATATAGGGCGATCGCGTCAGGACCTCGCCGGGTTTAAACACAAAGGACCAGCCTTTTTGCGGCGGGCCACCGGCCAGCGTATAGGGCTCATGGCGCAGATTTGAGAAGGTAAAGCCGCGGGCTTTGATGCCGTTGGACATCTGGAACATGTTGTTCACCTCCTGGCCCGGCGGCAGGCTCAGCTTGGTGACGCGCAGGTCATAGCCGTAAAGGGCGCAATTGGCGGGGATCACCGTATCGGGGGGCACGAGGTATTCGCCCGGCTGCACAATCACGATGGCCGGGACGCCGAGGGCTGCAGCGCGTGCGAGGCCCTCAGTGATGCTGGCAAGGGGCGAGGTCAGCGAGTTGCCCTCATTGAGGTCTTTGCCGTCCATGGTGACATAAAAGGTGCGGGCGACGGGGACCGAGGCGAAGGGCAGCCGCTCGAGGCTGCAGACCTCGACGTCTGTTGCGTGTCCAAGCCCGAATGTGCGCACCCATGGGACGCCGTAGCGCGCGCCAATCGGGGCTATCACGCTGGCGGGACCCTCGGCTTCGGCCACGACTGAGGTGCGAACCTCGCGCCGCCCATCCACGACGCTGAAGTTGAGGATGGTGTTAATGGTGGTGGTTGAAAGGGCCGTCTTATCCGCAGCCAGCCAGTCGATGCCGCAGGAAATCGCGTCGTCGGACGGATCGGGGCTGTTCGTTGCCCGTCGAAACACAGCGCGAAACGCGTAGCGCTCCTCGGCCTCAATTGGCACCGGGGTCAGTGCTGTCACCTGCTGGCTGGCATCGAGCCGGATTACTTTGCCAAAGGTGTTCTGGGTGACAAGCCCACCGCCGAGATCATAAAGCTGGGGCGTATCGCCGGGGCGATGTTCAAGGGCGGTATAGGTCTGCATGAGCGGGGTCCTTAGCTAAGACGGATTTCCACAAGCGGGATTGAGGTGATGGATCCGAGGCGTTCGATATCGAGGGTGACGTCCATCAGATCGCTGTCGAAGCGGACGGGCACGTCGAACTGGTAGCCTGCAGTGATGGTCACGCCGGAATCCGGGGCGACCTCAAAGGTGACGATCCCGGTGATGGGGTCGCTCAACCAGCCGTTGAACTGTTCGGCACCGCTCAGCGCGACGCGGATTGTTCCTGCGACCGGCTTTTCGATGCGGCGCTGATAGACATGTGGCACGGTGCCGTAGGCTTTGGTCAGCGCGAAGGTCGTGGTGGTCCCGTCGCCGATCCCGATGGGCTGATCCACCTCAGACACTCCCTTTGAGGGGGCGCAGGATTTGTAATCAGCCCAGTCCTTGAACCGGAAGCCATAAAGGCGACCAAGACGCGCTTCAAAAAACCCAACCACGGCGTGCAGATCATCCGCGCGCCGCACGCCGTAGGAAACGTCGTAGCGACGCCGGGACGCAGACCAAGAGGCGTTGCGCTCCTCGCGGCCAGAGGCCAGCTCGACGATCTGGGTGCGCCGCTGTGGACCGCCGCGCGCGCCCCGGCTGATGTTGTCGGGAAACTGGACCTCGTGAAACGCCATTACATGCCCCTCCGGCCCATGGAGACCGCGCGCGCCATATCGGCTGCGACCTGCGTGCGTGATTGGCGGAAGCTCTCTGCGTCCCGCGTCATGATGTTGACCGTGACGGCGCCGCCACCATTGCCACCGCCACCGCCATAGGCGCGGGACTCTTTGCGCGATAGCACGCGCTCGCCACGCTGCAGGATGGCGGGCACCTCGTCGGATTTGAGGCCAGCCCAGCCGCCGTTGTGCATGCGCGGTGCGTTGGCAAAGGCCATGGCCGGGATCATCCTCGATGGCGCAGGCCCGCCCACGACACCGCCCTGATGGAACACGCCCGCAAACATCCCGCCAAGATTGCCCAGTGCGCCTGAAAGCGCGTTGGCGATGGGCCCGAGGATGAATTTGCGTGCGCCAAGCTTGGCAAGGTCCGCGATCATCGAGGTGACCAGGCCTTTGAAGTCCAGCTTGCCGGTCTTGACGAAGTTCCCGATCGCGTCTTCCGCGCTTTGAAACGCGCCAACCAGCACGTTGCCCACGTCCGCGCCCACATCGCGCGCTTTGTCGGCATATTCGCTGACCGCATTCACCACCGCCTGCCACCCGCTGGCTGCTGCTTGTGCACCCTTGGCTGCGTCTGCGCCTGCCTTTTTTGCCGCCCCGCCAGCGCGTCCAGCCTGCTCTTCGGTGTCCTCCAATACATCGTTGAATTGGTCCGCCGAGGTTGCAGCGCTTCTAAGTGCCGCCGCACCTTCATCGCTCGCGCCAGAAACCGCATCCTTCAGTGCCTGCCATGCCGCCATGGGCCGCGAGGCAGCGTCCGAGAGCATGCCTGCTGCCTCGGAATACCCAGATGCCCGGCCGCGCGCATCGTCGGCCATGCCGCCAAAAAGATCAGGCGTTTGGAATGGATTGTCCGAGAACGCGCTGTCGTAGGCCGCCCTTGCGCGGTCCCCAAGGTTGACGGCTTCGGGAACAACAGATTGCCACGCGGAAAGGTCGGGCGCTTCAATGGCCCATTCTGGACGCAGACCACCAAGCGTCAGTAGGCCGTTGACCGCAGCGGTGATGCCCGCGATCCCGGTCTCCATCACGTCAACGAGGCCATTGATCGCAAGCGCTCCGACGCGGTCAAACACATCTGGCAGCGCGCCCCAGATTGCCTGCACCGCAAGGAACGTGCCCTCAAAGGTGTTGACGGTGCTGTTTGCCCAGTCCAACACCGCCTCTGTGGCCGCTTGCAGCCCGTCGTAAATGCCAGCCTGCGCCGTGGCCCAGCCGGATTCGACACGCGCCCAGGCGGCATCCGCGCTGAGCGACACCCGGTCCCAGACCTCGACTGCCACGTCTTTCAGCAGGTCCATGGCGTTGCCGAACCCACCGGCACCAGCGACAAGGCGGGTGAACTGATAGACCAGCTCGCCCGCGCCGACGATCAGCGCGCCGATGCCGGTGCGGATGAGTGCGGCCCGCAGGAAAACCAGACCAGTCACCAATCCACTGACCGAGAAGGTCGCGGCCACAAGCCCCGCCACCCACCTGCCTGCCATCACGCCTGCAAAGGTCACAGCGTATGTGGTCAGCCGCCCGATGTTCTCAAACAGGCCCTTGATGGCCGAACCGAGCGGACCGGTGGTGCGCGCCATGGCTGCCAGAGCATCCGCGACTGACTCAAGCGCAGGAGCGGCGGCCACCGCCAGCTGGTTCGAGACGCCGCGCCAGATCAGGCCAAGGCGCGAGATTGCATCATTGGTGCGCTCGATCTGGTCGGCGTCCTGCTCGGAAACAACAATGCCGAAATCATTCACATCAGCGGTGGCTTGGCGCAGCGTGGCGGTATCGATGCGCGTAAACACGAGGGCGGCGCGATCGCCAAAGAGCTGCGAGGCGGCTGCGGCGCGCTCGGCCTCCGGCACGAATTCCGCCAGTCGGTCCTGTATCAATGCGATGCGCTGATCGAGCGGCAGGCTTTGCAGCGCGCTGACAGACAAACCAAGTCGGTCTAGCGCTTTGACGGCAGGGCCAGCACCGGCTGCAGCCTGGCTGAGACGTCGTGTCAGCTGCACCGTGGCCTGCTCGACATTGCCCATGGAGACGCCTGAGAGGTCAGCGGCACGCTCAAGGACCTGTAGGCTTTCCACGGTTGTATCCAGCGACTGCGCCAGCTTGGCTGTCTCGTCGATGGTCTGCAGCCCCGAGCGGATCATGGCAGCACCTGCAAGAACCACGGCTGCACCAGCCGCCGCTGCCGCGATCTTGGCCCGGCGGGTGAAGGCCGCGAGGCGCGCGTTTGCAATATCGACCTCGCGCGACAGCCGACCGAGCCCGCGGGCACCGGCGTCGCCAATGCCGTGCAGCTCGGCCTTGACCTGGCGTCCGCCCACGGCGGCGAGACGCACGAAGACGCGTTTATCGGACATCCTGCTCTCCAATCCGTTCGTTTACTTTTTTGACCATCACCGCCTCGATCTCGGGCAGCAGTTCCATCGCCACGAGGCCGTTGATGCCAAGGGCACGCGCCATGGCGAGGGCCGCACCCATGTCCCAGCCGAGGATGATCTGCCGTGTCGCGCGCAGCTGGCCGCCCAAACGCCCGACGAGGTCCCAGATCTGCACACCCTCGAAAGTCTGGGGGCGGTTTACTTTTGCCGGGCAGTCCGGGCACGGGACTTTGCAGGCCTCGAGGGCTTCGCAAGCCTCGCAGTACCGATCGCCCCCGCTGAAGTGCCAGTCGGCAAGGGCGCGGAGACGTTTTTTTCCTGTTCCAACACCAGGGCCTTGGCGACATAGCCTGTCTGGAACGCTTCAAAGATCGGATAGACATCGAGCAAGGCGTCAACACCCTCGGGCGTGAGCCCTAGCACCTCACCGTCAGCGTCGCCGACACCCTCCCAGGCAATCACTGCCCGCCGCCCCAGCGCCTTGGCAAAGACCAGCGCGCGGTCCTCGTTGCTGGCCTCTTCGGGCAGGGTCTCGACCGTGATATCGCTGCGGGTGGACACCATCAGCGCCGTGGTCAGCGGCAGCAGCTGCACGCGCACGCCGGGCGACAGATCAAGCCAGCGCGGCTTTTTGGACAGATCAAGTTTAAGCATGATCAGTAATCCTCCACATCGTTGACCAGGGTGATCGTGCACATCCGGCCCAAAGTGGCGTCCTTGGCGGCTTGCCAATCGAAGGTGGCCTGCACGCCTTGCGGTCCGCCAATCTCCACGCGCGGGCGCGGCAGATAGACCGAATGCGCTGTGACCGTGAGGCTCTCACCTGTGGGCAGCAGGTAAGAGAACTCCAGTTCGCAATCCGCTTCGTTGATTGCTTGATCCATCAGCGTATTGTCGGCAAAGCGCACCTCCATGCTGCCTGAGAGCGCTGCCAGTGACGGATCCGCGCCGTCGATCATGCCATCGGCGCGGATCGTCTCAATGCGGTCGAGGTTGTTGGCATAGGTGATCTGCGTCGAGACCACATTGCCCAGTGCCACGCCCTCGCGCTTGATGGCGCCGTTGAAATTGCCAAAGCGCTGCAGCGCGATCTCTGCTGGCGTTCCAACATTGGTGCTGGTCGCCAAGGTTTCTCCCTGCGCGACCATGGACACCGAGGCCGTCAAAAGCCCCGAGCGCGTCATCTGCCACGACAGCTGATCCGCCACGCAGCCCGCATAGATCGCAAAGCGCGGGATCTCCGGCATGGCGATCTCGATCGAGAGGCTTGGCAGCGTCCAGTTGCCCGAGCGGAATTCGTGGCTGTACGGCGCCTCAGCGCCTGTGGTGATCGGATCACCAAAGGTGGCCTTCAGCCAATAGCCGAACGCACGCGCATCAATGGGAACCACCACGTTGCCATCAGCGGTCAGAGCGTCCTTGATCGGCGCAAGCGGATCCCGCCCGTAGCCCAGAAGTTCTGAGTCGAGCAGCGGTTGCTCTGCGCCAAGCGTGGCGCTGGCAAAGGGTATCTTGACGTAACCGGTCGCGGGCGAAGTGCCGTAGATGGATTCGAACGCAAGCGCCATCTGCGACCGCGCCCCTTGAGCTCGTGCCATTGTGGTTTCTCCTATATATGTTGGACGATGAGTCCCGGGAGGGGCCGAAACTCAAAAAGGCAGACTTGAATGATGGACCAAAAGTATCCCGCCGCAGGCTCCGATAGCCGCTCCCATCTTGGTGCAGGGTCGCGCATCACTGGTGAGCTGTACTTTCCCGGCACCGTCGAATTGCCCGGTTATGTCAAAGGGCGCATGGAAGCGTCCGCGATCGTGATCGAGGAAGCAGGTGAGGTCGAAGGCGAGCTCTGCGCCGCCAGCATCATCATCAAGGGCCGCGTCAATGGCCAGATCATCGGTGGCATTATAAAGCTGCACACAAGCGCGCAGGTGAGCGGCGAAATCACATATGAGAGCCTGAGCATCGAGAGCGGCGCGCAAGTGGAAGGCCAATTCAAGGCGCAAGCATACCAAGGACCCGACGCCGGTTGATCAGGCTAATGGATCGGCCGTGGAATAGTGCAGCACCACCAGGATCACGGCAGCTTTGAGACTGGCCGCACCCTCGACGGGCAGATCCACCGGCTGTGGCGCCTCCGCCTCGATCCAGTCGCAAAGACCGCCGAGCGTGCGGTCGGCCGCAATCACCGCGCCGATCTGTCCGCATAGTGCAGCGAAACCGGTGTCGCGGTCCGCGCCCTGAACAATGACTTCAAGCTCGCTGCGATGCTGGTAATGATAGGTCAGTGGCGACAGCGTAACCGCAGGATCGCCGGGATCGCCATCGCGCAGGATCATTAATCCCCTAGGTGGGATGCGTTCTGGCAGGACCTCGCCGCGTAGCATCGGCACATGCGGTACCGTGCGCAACAGGTCCGCTAGGGCGGTGAGGATGGTTTCTCGGGGAGTCATCCGATCTTTCCTTCTACCCACTTCGCTACAATCGCCCCCGGCATCCTCTCCTGCGCAGCCTTCGCATCCCGCGCCAGATCAAGCCGCTTGCGCAGTTTTACCTGCCGCACCAACAGGAAGATTGGCACTGTTGCCTTTCCGCGCCCGGTTTTTGATCTTGAGGCGACGCCAAGCCCACGATTGTTCAGCCGCCCCTCGGCCACGAGCAGGCTCGGTCCCCGCCTGCGATAGATAAACCGGAGCCTGAGCCCGCGGCGTCGTTCCCATTCGCCGGGGGTAATTCGGCCGCCGCGTGCGCCCTTGCCTGCAGCCTCTGTCGGGATCGCTAGCCAAAAGCCGTCCTTGGAGCGGATCAGGGGCCCGGTGTCATGCGCGCCGATGATCACGGGCGCTTTGGACCACACAAGTGCTGCGGCATCGATGCTCTCACCAACCTTCGGATAGGTCTGGTTGCGGATCGAATTGCCGAGCCGCCGACCAAGCCCCGCTTGCGCAATCTGCCCGCGCCAGTCTGATTTAAGCTGTGTCCCGACTGCGCGCATCGCCGCTGTGACTGCCTTTTCGCCTGCCTTGATTTCGGCTGCCATAATCGCGGCCAGGTTAGGGGAGATGGTAATGTTGAGTTTCATGCTGGTCTCAAATCTATGGTCCAGACAAGCCGCTCGCGATCACGCACAGGCTCGCCCTGAATAAGGAAGGCCTCCGCGTCGATCTCAATGCGGTCGCCCGGACGTGGGTTTGGGACTTCGGCAACGCGCAGGTCAATGCGCGTGCTGTCTGACCAAAGCCTGGCGCTGCCGAACTCGGTGATCTCATCCGCGCGGCGTGTGACCACACGGATGAGGATCTGAGTGCCGCCTTGGGCGATATAGACCGCGTCCCGGGCGATGTGCGGATCGCGGAAGATCCCGTCGATTGCGATGGCGAAGGCGGAGGTCATGCGGTGCCTTAGTTGCCAGAGTGCAGCCGGATCGCCATGCGCGGCCGCTTGTTGACCGGCAGGATCGAGCTTTCGGTCATCAGATCGATCCAGCGCCCCTTGGTGTCTATCATTTGGCGCGCATAGAGCGGCAGGCCGATGGTGTTGGCGGTCTCCAGAAGGTTGGCAGGCCCGCCATAGGTGGTGAAGGTATCGAAGGTGCCCAAAGGGAACGCGATGCCTTCACCTGTGGGGATCAACCGCTCGGAGGTGCCGTTCGAGAGGGTGACGGAACCATTGTATTCCTCGAACAGAATGCCAGCGAAGGGGAAGGCCCGGCGCATGTCCTCGCGCAGTGGCTGGCCACCGGTTGCCGAGAAGAACTTATAGGCCTCTTCGGTCTTGGGATGACTGATCAGCTTGTCGAAGAACTCCGAGCTGACCAGCGCATGCGCGGTGGTCATGGTCTCGCCCAGCAGATTGTCTTCCATCGCGCGCAGCACGCTGCGGACTTTTCCCTGTACGTTTGTGCCAGCGGTGCCAAAAACAAAGTCGATCGAGATTTTTTCAAGCCCAAACTCAGTGAAATAGTCGTAAAGCGTGGTGCCAGCGCCGTCCTTCACGATGCCGCGCAGGGCGTTCATCTCCATATATTCGCGGGTCTGGGCGTGTTTGCGGCGCATCAGCGTGAGCTTGCGGTTCATCACCTCGACCAGCGGGTCGGCTGCGTCCGAGAGGCCGAGGGCTGGCATGCCTTGGACATCGGCAGGCAAGATCACGTCGTCATGCGGGATCCAGGGAAGGGCAAAGGAGCGCATCGAGCGCGCCTCGCGGTTGCCGACGGTGGCAGGTGCGCCCAGCGGGACGGACGGTAAAAGGCTCAACACACCCTCGCGCTGCTCGATGACAATTGAGCGCTGTGTGACGCCTTCAAAGCGAAAGAGGCCGATCTGGCCCAAGCGGGTATAGAGGTTGGGCAGGATGTTGATCGCCTGCGTCATCTCGGCGAGCGAATAGCCGCCAGTGTCAAACGGGTTGCGGGTGATTGTCATGGAAAACTCCGGGGGAATGAGGGCGAGGAAAGGCGGGCGGGTTGATCAGGCGCTATCGCGCGGAATGATGCCCAGCGCTGCGAGCTGGCCATGTTTGGTGGCGGTTTTGGAGGCATCATCGACGGTGGTGTCAAAGGCGAGGGCGGCTTTGGAGACGATGGCGGGGCCGCGTATGATGACAAGGCCGGTACCATCAGCGTCAGAGGCATCGACGGGATAGAGCAGCATGGCGGCCGCTGTCTGCGCGCCATCTGTGCCGCCCGAGGTCGCCAGCTTGTATTTGCCGCTGGCGGTGATGCGCCCCAGAACAGCACCCACGGGATAGGCAGCTCCTGCCAGCAGGGTGACGGTTTCTCGGGTATAATTGGGGTTCAACTCATATTTGAGGATATCGCCCAGGCTGGGCGGTTGGGTCAGGACAGTCATGTCGGGGATCCTTCTGGGGATGGAGGAATAAGCAATCCGCCGCCAGGCAGGAGCAGCGGAATTTTAGGACGGCCGTGGGAGTATGACGGCTGTGGAGCCGCTCAGCGTTTTGCGCCGGAGGCCGCGGCGCGTTTGGCTGCCGCAACAATAGGGCTTTCGTTGTTTGGAGACGCCGCTGGAGCGGGGGCTGTTGCCACCACATCGCGCGCATCAGCTGCGGCTGCCGCATGCTCCAAGACCGATCGGCGCAGCGCCGAAGGTGTTGTGCCTTCCCTCAGGGCTTTTGCCGCGTCGATGGCAATGCCGAGGCGTCCCGCTTGCGCAGCGATCTCGGTGATCTCTGCCGCTTCATGGCGAAGCTGTGCGGAAAGTTCGGCCCGCAGGGATGTCTGGAGGGCGGAGGCGGGGTCAGCCTTTGCTGATCCCGAGGCTGCGGGAGGTGTGGGGGCAAAAGCAGCAGTGGGCGGCACTTCGGGATCTGTGCCGCTATTTTCGGCAATATCGCTCTGCGTTTGGCCGTCTTGCGCTTCATCGGGGCTTGGTTCGGTTTGTGGCAAGGTGTCGTTGCTCATGAGATGATCCTTTCGGGATTGGGTTTGGGATGGGGCCTTGGACGGCACGCGGGATGGGACAGATGCGCGGATGGGGGACAAGCTTTGTCGAAAGGCGGTAAAGCCGCGCTGCATATCGATGACTTCGTCGGCAAGACCTGCTGCCACAGCTTCGGTCCCGCGAAAGCTGGCAGCCTCAGTGGCGAGTGCTGCCTCTTGGCTCAGCCGTACGCCACGTCCCGCTGCCACCGTTTCCGCAAAGAGGAACCGCAGCACGTCAATTTCGCGCTGAATGTCGCTCTGCACAGTGGCTGGAAGCGGCTCATAGGGATTGGCGTCAACTTTGTGCCGCCCTGAATGGACCAGCGTCACACGAATACCCTTTTGATCCAGCTCGCCACTAAGGTCGGCATGCATGACCACGACACCGATGCTGCCCACCGCCCCGGTGCGGGGCAGCAGGATACGGTCGGCCTGGCTTGCAAGCGCATACCCAGCTGAAAACGCGTGTTCAGCCACAAACGCCCAGACGGGTTTTGTGGCGCGAATTGCACGAATACGATCTGCGAGGTCAAAAACACCCGCAACTTCGCCACCAAAACTGTCAATTTCCAATGCGAGGCCGCGCACGGAAGGATCAGTGGCCGCCGCCTCGATTTGGGCCGTGATCCCCTCATAGCTGGTCTGGCCCGAGGACTGTCCAATCCAGCCTCCCCGGTGGATCAGCACGCCGGAGATCTCGATCACGGCGATGCCATCAACGACTGGGTACAGGGCCTCACTATGCTGGCCAAAGCCCTCGGCAAGCCCACCCGCCAGAATACTGGCGCGGGCTGTTGGCATGGGGGCGCTTTCTAGCGCGAGGCCTTGATCCAGCGTCTCGACCTGGCGCCCAAGGATACGTGGTCCAAGACCAGACAAAAACGCCATGGCTTTGGAGGGTTCAACCAGTAGCGGCGTATTGAAGGCGCGCGCAGCAATGCGGGCGTGGAACATCAGGTCTGGTCCTCAGTGTTGCGCGGGCGGCCCGCGTCATCGGTTTCATCTTCCGTGTCGTCGTCTTCGCCCTCATCCTCATCCAGGCCTGTTAAAGCCTGCACGCCTTGCGCGGGCGAGCCGGGGCGGCGAAAGTCGAGGCTGAGCAATCGCTCGCGTTCCCGTTCGGCGGCGATTTCGCGGTCGACTTGTTCTGCGTCATAACCACGCTCGGCAATGGCTTGCGTTCGAGATTTGAGGCCTGCTTCGATCTGGGCGATTTCGGCATTGGCGTCCTTCAGGGGATCGACCCAATCCCATTTGGTGGGGAGCCAGTTGGCCGCCAGAAACCGTGACCGGTCGGCCTCATAGCCGGGAAGGTCCAATGCGCCGGACATTACGGCGACATCCATCCAGCGCGCATAAATCGGTCGGCATAGCTGATAGACCATCACCGAATGCTGCCAGGCCGAGACGCGGCGTCTAAATTCTATCAGCGCCAAGCGCGAGTTCGAGAAGTTCCCCTTCACCATGTCATTGGTCAGATAAGGATAAGGAATGCCCAGCGCTGAGGCGACCTGTAACAGCGTGCGGTATTGGAACGGCTCATAGGTCGCCCCTGAATCTGCAGGCTGGCCCACGGTCACATCTTCGCCTGGATCCAAACGCACGACCTGGCCCGGGCTGATCTCAAACCCGCCCAGCATGTCGTCCTCTTCAGCGGGCAGCAGGGGGTTTTCTGGGGCGGGGGAGGTCACAAACATCGCATACATTGCCGCGACCTTTTTGCGGTCGAGCTCGGCATCATCATATTGATCGAGCAGAAACAGCTTTACGATGGCCGGTGCCAGCTTTGAGACCCCGCGCAGCTGGCCTGCTTCTACCGGATCGATCACATGAATGACCTCACTTGCTGGAACCCGGACCATTTCGCCCGCCAGTCCCAGATCGGTGCTGTCGCCGGGGTGCCGCCGGAGGAAGTGATAGGCCACGCGGCGTCCAACCCGGTCGAACTCGACCCCTTGACGGATGGCATTACCATTACCAGCCATTCCCGTCTGGTGCAGCGGCAACATTTCGGCAGGCAACATCTGCAGCTGCAAGGGAACTGATAATCCGTCGCTGCTGCGCCGTGGCCTGATCCGGAAGAAGACCTCACCGGCCAGAAACACCTCACGCGCCGCGCGCCGTTGCAACCCGTAGAAATCGGTTAACCCTTCGCTGTCAGCCTCATCCGTCCAGGCCAACCAAAGGCGCTGCAGCTCTTCCTTGTGCGCCGCGTCTGCAATTTGCGAGATTGGTTTGATCCCGTCGCCCACGGTATTTGCAGCCCAGCTTTCAACAGCATTGGCCGCATAGCCATTGTTGCGCACCAACCAGCGGGCGCGCGCGGTGATATCAGGGCCTGACGCCGCGATCAGCGCATTTACATGAGCGCGCGTCGCCTGAAATCCGCGCAGACGGCGGTGATGCTGGCCAGCATCAAAGCCACCGACAAAGGCCCCGAGGCGCTGCCGCCAGTTCATCACAGGTCCTTCACGGCATGAGGGCGAGAGATGCGCCCAGCGCCGCGCTCGGCTTTTGCGATGCGCCGTTCGATATCAAAGACAGCAGCCGCCAATTCAGCATCGGTGCCATACGTCAGGGTCTTGCCATCATAGCTCACAGAGCGCGTGCCGCTGTACCGTGCCGCCAGCAACGCGCTGTGGCGGGATTTAAGATCATCGATGGTCATAGGTTATTCCATGTATTTTGGCGTGCTTACCCGCCAACCGCGCCGCCGGGGGGCGGCAACGTGCCCGGCTTCGGGGGCATCAGGTTTCTTCAGATCAACGGTCGCAGTGGTGATGGCTGTGGTCTCCACCCCGGCTTGTTTTTCCAGCTGCCGCCACATCCTTTCATCGAAGCGGTCAGCACCGAGGATCCAGACAGCGGCTCGGGCGTACACCCGGGTGTCCAGCGCCTCATTGCGTTCGCGCATCTTTTGCCATTCTTGGCGCGCGTAGCCCCGCTTGTTGCGGATCGTGACCAGTTGCTCGGCGACGAGCTGTTTCAGCCATTCGCTGTCAGTCCAGTCCGGCAGGTGGATCGTGCCCGCTGGATTTGACTCGCCACTGGCCCGGTCTTCATCGCTCGGTCGCTCCAGCCGCAGATAGCGATAGGTCTCCGCCTTGAAGGTTGCCGTAGCCACCGTCCAGAGACGCGCGCCGCGCTTGAGCTTTCGACCGTTTACCGTGGCATCAACGAAGGTCGGCCCTGAGACCGGCGTTGTACGGTTGAAGCCTTCCAAGCCCTTGACAGGGGCCACTTGCGCAATGCCCTGCTTGCGAGACCAAGCGTAGACGGCAGCCGTCTCATACCCTGTGTCGATGGCCAGCTTTGCCAGGGGCATGACAGCGCCGTGTTCATGCACCCATGTTTGGCCAAGGAGGGCCGTCAGCTTGCCCCAGCAGGCCGGATCATCTGGCCCGCGGGGGATCACGATGTGATCGACAAGCCAGCTTTCCAGGCCCCGACCCCACGCCCAGACGTCGACTTCGATCCGATCCTTCTGCACATCAGCTCCCGCGGTCAGGAACAGTCCCCGCGCTGGGATCTGGGCCACGAACGTCTCGCGGCGATCAGCAAGCCGCTGCCATTCCGGCGCGTCGCCACTTTCTACCCACGTTTCGCCCAGCAGCGTGTTGCGCGCCGCGCGCAGCATTTCGTCCGAGCCTTGGGCCGTCAGCCAGTCGCGCGCAATCTGCTCCCAGCTCTTCCAGCCGATCGGC